GTGCTGTAGAATTTAGTATGTAAGTGGTAAGTTCTCCCATATAAAATCTGTCTCCGAAATCCCAATTGTTAATATCAAAGAATGCATTTATCGCTGATATTACTCTTACTTTGAGATCATTATCATTGATAGATTGTCCAGAATTTTTTACCACCTTAAACGTAGCCTGTAGTTGAGGATTGGCTGTTGAACCGAACAATATTTTGTATTTTACCGTGTGGTAAATGATTTCGTCGCTGATGGACTTAATAGCAGACAGATTTGAACCAAATGTTATTCTTAGACTATCTGTACTAGGAGGTTCTGGTGCTACAGTCGATCCGCCTGCAAGGTAAATTCTGAATGCTTCGTCGTAGGATTTGGTCAGCATGAATATATCAATGATATTGCTAGAGCTAGGATCTATTCTCCTATCGACGCTGGCATTATGAATATATTGAAACTTAAGACTTTCGCGGCCTATGTTAGCTCTATATGATCTATCTAGATCAAATGTATTGGTAGTTCTGTTAACTATTTTTACCGCATCTTCATCAACGGTATAAAAATAAATTAACTGGCCGTCAGGGTAAGTCACGGTATCAGTAAAATCAACCACTGATTCTTTTTCTCTGATCAGTATTGAATTATCCGAATTATCTACCAACTGGTATGTTGTGGTTCCGTATTGATCTACAGTTTCTTTAAAGAACAAATAATTTAATTCTGTGTCTGCACCAACTATTTGTTCAAATGCATCTGGGTTGTCTATAACTCCGTCGTCGTCACTGTCTTGAAAACTTAGTTTTATTTCGCTGGTGCTTTCATATCCGTCATCAAATTTAATAGTATCACTAATTTCAAAAGCCAGATCTTGCCGTAATTCTGTAACGAAATTGCTGCCGGTGTTGATGCCGAGAATCTTAACCTGGTCTTTAACTACACTGCCTAGTTGATCGTTATAGCGTTTTTCGTTAGTATCAAAATAAAAACGGTTCTGTGAAATACTGCCAAACACATAACTAAGAAGCCTAATTTTAACAACATATCTATCTGATTCTTTGACGAATGCCACGAGCCATGAAGAATCCGCGTTGGTATTGGTTACATCTCCCGCTTTCCCTAGACCAAAATCATTGACCAAATTTATATTTGAAGACGTAATAATTTTCCAGGTTGATGTAATTGGTTCGTATCTCAATCCAAAGTTTAAATTCTGGGAACACTGATTCACTATCTCTGTTTCTAGTGCGATATCTAGATCATTTACGAATCTAGGGACAATACGATTGGCCACTGCTCCTGTTGGAATATTATCACTGAATTTGACTGCTCCTAGTCCGTTGGTAAGCACACCCCTGCCTGCATTGGTGCCGTCACCGACCACAGACACTACCTTGGTCCACTTAAAAGTCGTTGCTCCTGGATGATCTGGCAAACCTGCCATCAATGTGCCATTAGGCATAAAATGATAACCTGCAGGCGCTGTAAATTTAATTAATGCTCCACTGAGTAGATATTTCAGACTAGACGTAGAATATGTACCTACTTTTAGCAGTGTGTTGTCTATGATGTTTTTAAAATATCCTGTTGGAGTATTCGAAGTTACTGATTGCCATACTGTATTAGAATCTGTAAACAGAATTTTATCAAACTTTGTAAAATAAAAGTTATAAACATCAGCATCTGTAAATTTTGATTCTATATTTTGTCTAACAAAATTAATCACAGCAATTCTACTGTCAAATTTAAATTCTAATGTTTCTTCGCTTTCTTGTTTGTAGATATAGCCGTCGTCACAGAAAGCATTTATGCTGGAGTATTTTCCAGATGCATCTATAATGTCAAAGTTTCTACTAATACCACTAGATGTTCGATTGATTGATTTTATCTTGATTATATTTTGACTACTACTTAATGGTGCTAGATTATAATCTTCAGCAGTGATCATTCGATTTTGTGTATAATAAACTGCGGGAGCGTTGGTCCTCACAGAGTCTATACTTTCTGATGCTGCAGAGTTTGCTACTGTAGATTGAAGAGCCAAACCAACTGTTAAGGTGTGTTCAACTCCTGATTTATTAAGATAAGAAATACCAATGTTGATACCTCTAAGTTCATTAGGACTTATGGTATATGATAACCCGTTGCTGGTTCTATAAAAAATTCTAAAAGACCCTTGTGGCAGGTTGCCGTAGACTCCGTCGGCAAACACCAAATCGATGGTATCATTTTCTTTAGTGGTAATCGAATATATGTTTCTTATGTTTTGGCTCAAACTATTGTAGGCTATATTATTGCCTGCCAGTGCGGAGACTTTAGACCATTCTGTCTGCTGTGCTCCTGCACTGTTTAATGAAAATAACCATACATCATCGTTATTGATATCTGCAGCGTCGATTGCAATTTTTTCGTTGGGAGTTGGCACGCCTATACCAAAATCAGCCAGGGCCAGTGTGCCCTGTTTGAACATAAAGAAAAATCCTGTGTTAGGACTACCGGGCCCTGTGCCGTCATTTTTGTAGATAAAGCCTGGCTGATTTCCAGGAACTGGAGGTTCTTCATATATAGTTTCGCTATTTTTAAATGCTGTGGAAACTATCTCGAATAACATTCCTCTACCAGAAACAGTTTTACTAAAAGAATATATAGGTACATCTGTACTAGTTGTTCTAAATCTATATTGTTCTGTAGTAGTACCTTGTATGATTGCCGATCCTTGACTACGTCCAAACTCTGTATTGTCTGCCATAGCAGAATTTAACACCAGAATGAATTGTTCCAGCCAGTTAGTGTTAGTAGGATCATTCCAACTGATTATCTGCTGCTGTAAGTTTCTTCCGTTACTGTCTAAGATGTCTTCTGTAGTAGTCACAGACGTAAATTTTAAAAGTCCCTTGGCAGCGATATTTCTTTTAGCATTATAACTTAACATGCGGGCAATACGTAATACACTTTCTTTAGTTTCTGCTAGTTCTATAAAATTTTCTCTACTGGCTAAATCAATACGAAAAGCTAGACTTTGCCCTAAAAATGCCACAGCGTCAATTAATGCTAGATATTCCGATGACTCAATGTAGTCATTGAAATCTTCAGGATAATTTTCACGCAAATAGGTGATTATAACCCTACGCAGATTCTCGAAGTCGTAACTTTTGAAATCAGCATTTCTAAATGTCTGATAGATTCTAGTCCAGTCTTGATTTAAAATTAGGTTATTTTGTCTACTTGTAGTGGTCATTATGCGTCCCTATTCAATATTTATGTTAGAAAATAAACTGCTTATATAATCATATTATTGGTTTTGTCGAAGTCAAACGTCATGCGTTCATTAACGTTAAACGGTAGGTATATAATATCTGCCTGGATACGTATGCCTTGATCTGTGCTGTCCACCGTAACTGCGTTAACTGTGATTCTTGGATCATAATTTACTATGGCTTCCACATCTTTGGCAATGATCTGTTTGACCTCTTCGGTGAAATTTTCAAACAACATGTCCCAGATCACTGTTCCGAACTCAGGATTTTCTAATTTCTCTCCTTTTCGAATGTAGAAATGATTTATCAAATCCTGTTTGACTAAATCAATATCATAAAGTCTATAATTCTTCGAACTCTGTTGACTGTGGAATCCCTTGTAAAGGAACACGCCTTGATTTTCTGTGGTCACTGCCGTGGTGTTGGCCACTGTCTTTTGATTGTATAATTGATTTGTCATATCATGAATCCCTATCTGTGTTATCAGGTGTTAACTGCGCAGGAGCTAGATGTTCGTGTAACGGCCAAGGTTCGTGCATAGGAATCCGTTTCATTAGACTTTTAACTATACCTGACTGATATTTCTTGGCCCATCCTGCAGTGGTGCTGGTTGATACATTATCTCTTAAATCATATGGTTTCACAAAGTCTGCCGTCTCAGCAGTCTCGGCATTGTTGGGTCCGTTGAGATTGATTTTTGAACCATTCATTTTTAATTCTGATGCCGAACCTAGACTGATGTCGCCGGTAGCGGAAACTTTGAGTTCCGTATTGGTAGCAATATCCATATCGTTGTTGGCTGAAATCTTAAGTTTAGCCCCTACTAGAATATCGCAATTGGCTCCTACTGTGAGTTTGGAATCATTATTGATCAAAAACTCCATGTCTGTGGCAATTTCTGCATGCCACTTTCCTGATTCTGTTCTAAAATTCATGTTGCGGCCAGCTTCAAAATTGATATCTCTATCGGCACGTATGTTAAGATCAGTGCCGGTATGTATGCTGACACTGTCTTGAGCATAGATATCTATCTTACCATTGCTGGTCATTTCGATCCATGCAGTACCTCTAGCATTACCTATGTAGATTAGATCTTCTGAATTATGCAGTAATATTTGGTGGCCGGTTCTAGTCCTCACTCTAAAATATTCGTTGTAGGGAACTGTAGGTTCACCTTGTGAAATTCTTGCCTGTACAGCTGGATCTAATAGATCTACATATTTCACCGGGCCTTCTGCGGCTGTTTTTTCTCTGTGGAATCTGTCGTCACCGTCATCCATGACCAACTGCGTACCACCTAGTCTGCTGATAGGCAACGGAGCAGACTTGCTGTCTTTTTTTCCAATCACTGCTTTTTTAGCATTAGTTCTACGATCTACTGGACCAGGTGTTGATATACCGAATACCATACCAGGCAACTCTCTTCTTGGCGATGACGAACTTGTTCCTCGTACATCATCTTCTAACAGGCCTTGCTCTAAAAATCGATCGGCAATAGGATGTACTACTCGAGGAATTTTTTCTGGATCTATCTCTTGTTTCTCACCGTTGATACGTTTGTTTATTTCTGCTACAGGCAAAGGCAAAGGGTTACCGGTGCCATCTTTCATAGGACCGTATCGTTTTTTATCTTCTGCATCTAATGCATTGATTTTAGATCCGGCAATAGCTGGCACCATGTTATTGATATATCGACCAGGAACACAAGCAAACCAATATCCTTGACCAGGATCGCCGTCCACAAAAAGTACCAAAACATTAACTCCAACGTCTGGTGGAACGAACCACATACCGTAGCTTT